TTGGAATGGTATAGAAAAAGCATCTAAACCTAATACTCAAGATTACAGTGCAGCTGGTGCTACTGCTGCTGGTAATACATGGGGAGGTGGAAGTGCTTTCTTTGGTATTGGTGATAGTAACGCTGCAATTGGTTTAGATTGCTTTAATGGTTACATAGATGAAGTTCATACAAGCAATATTGCTAGGTATGAATCTAATTTCACTCCACCTACTACACAACAATATCCTGATGGTTATACCCTATCTTATGATAATTTTGATACACCCGTTGCCAATACAACAGGTGTCATACAATACACGGGTACGACCGCAAATGCCTTTACTGGATGCGTACAGTATAAGGGTGATAATCAAATTGGTGAGGGTGCGGAGATCGTACCGTTCACAATTGACTAAATAAACGTATAAATAAATCAGGCACAAACACTACGTCGGAAAAGAAAACCAATGGCTGCTATTATCTCAGATAAATTTAGAATTTTTAATGCGAAGCAATTCCTAGAATCGCTAACTGAAGGCGCTACAGATACTAGCGCAGAAAGAACTAGAATGTACTTCTTTGTGGGACGCCCACAACCGTGGAAGGCATATCTAGAACTCTACGGACAATCGGGAGGAAACTTCACCGTAGGAAACGAAATTTACGTTGGAACTTATGGATCGACAGCATTCCGTGCCACAGTTGCTGGAGTCTATGATACTGCACTTCTTCTTTCCGACGTTTTCCCAAATACTACTTCAACTCCTTCCTTAGGAAGCACCATCCAAGAAACTGCTGATGGTGGAAGTACAACAACTGGTGTTACTGCCTCTACTGGTGTTTACCGTTATGCAACTGAAGAAATTCCACCTCTTCCTCTAGACAACCAGACAGAAAAACTTAGTGTTTATGACGAGATCATTGCAGCAAAGCGTATCGGTAATGCCTTTGCAAGAACTGTAATACGTCGTTACAACTGGGATACTGTTGCTAACCCAAGATTTGACATGTGGAAGCCTGACTACTCCTCAACACCTGCAGGTGGTGGACAAGTAGGTAAGCAAACCGCAACTGGTGCTGACGCTATTGCTAATGCTAAGTTCTATGTTATGAACTCTGATTACGAAGTGTTCAAGTGTCTTTACAACGGTGAAGGTCCTGGCAACCTTTCTGGTCAGGATGCTACTGAAGAGCCTAAGACTTCACTTGGTAACTATAATTCTTCTACTGGTATCTACACTGAAACTTCTGGTGCAAAATACATCTGGAAGTTCATGTATCAGATGCCTACTGATGACGTTCTAAGATTCCTTTCTTCTGACTTCCTTCCTATTACTCTTTCTACTGCAGGTTCTACCCGTCAGGCAGTGGAAGGTATCGCAGTTGCAGGTTCAATTGACGTTGCTCTAGTTGAGAACGCTGGTCTTAACCTCCCTGCTTCACAAACATTCTATACCAGCATCAAAGGTGATGGTACAGGTGGTGTTCTTGCTATCACTGCTGATGGTAGTGGTACAATTACAGATGCAGTAGTTGAGACACGTGGATCTGGTTACACTTATGCTAATGTACTTTTAACTAACGGTAACCTCTTTACTGATGCAGGTTTGACTACTCCTGTTGGTACTCCTGCTAACGCAGTTGGTGCTATTGAAGTTGTTCTTCCTCCTCAAGGTGGTCATGGTTCCGATCATGAACTAGAATTGAATGGTAAGCGTGTGATGACTAACATTCGCTTGACTTACGCTGAAGGTTCTGGTGACTTCCCTGTTGATAACGACTTCCGTAGAATCGGTATTATTAAGGATCCTCTTAACTTCGGTACTACTACTCCTTGTACTGCTGACACCCGTTCTGGTCTTAAGGCACTTAAGATCACTGGTGCATCTGCTGACTTCATCCCTGATGAGCAATTTGAGCAGACTGTAACTGGTGGTACAGCAAAAGGAACTGTTGTTTCTTGGACATTGGATCAAGGTTCTACAACTGCTGGTGTTCTTAAGTATGTTCAAACTATTGATGCACATACAGATCAAGGTGTTGTAAGAGACTTTGAAAGTAATGGTTCTAACCAACTTTCTGGTGGTTCTTCCGCAGCACAAGGTAACGTTGAAACTGGTTACTCTGGTACTCTTCTTGGTTCATCCTTTGCATCAGGTCTTGCAACCGCTGAGATTGAACCTAACTCTGGTGACATCATCTACGTTGAGAACAGACGACTAATCACTCGTGCTCCTGACCAGATTGAAGACATCAAATTAGTTATTGAGTTCTAAATAAGAAATTTAATAAATATAAGTCCTCTGAGAAATCAGGGGATTTTTTTTATCTCTGCTAAATATTATTGACAAGATGCTAGTGTTTGGCGGAGTACGATGCCCCAGAAGACAAATCTAAACGTAAATCCTTATTACGAGGATTTCGACGGAAGTAAGAATTTTTATAAAATACTTTTTCGTCCAGGATATTCTATCCAGACGAGAGAGTTAACCCAACTACAATCTATTCTACAGAATCAGATTGAGAGTTTTGGTAAGTATGCTTTTAAGCAAGGGGATTTAGTTGTTCCTGGCGAAGTTGGTCTGAATACTAAATTAGACTATGTTAAGTTGTCTTCTGTTTCAGAAGTTGCAATTAATGACGGACAGAATATTGTATACAGAAAATATGATATCTCTCAACTAGTAGGAACTGAATTGAGAGGTTTATCTTCTGGTGTTAGTGCTACTGTTTTAGATACTAAGGTTTTAACAGATGTATCCGCTGATACACTTTATGTTAACTATTTGAACAGTGGTGATTCTAATACTGATACTACTTTTAGACAAGGTGAGACTCTAGAAGTTGTTGATGGTGTTAACACACCTCTATTAGTTGTTGGTACTGATGGTAGCGTACTCCCCACCAGTATTCAATTAACTAATCCTGACACTGGAGACGTAACTTCAATTGAAAGTCCTGCAATGGGATATGCTTCTGCTGTTAAGGTAGAAGAAGGCATCTATTTTGTCAACGGTTTCTTTGTTCGTAACGATAAGCAATTACTTGTCATTGACGACTATTATAATGTACCTTCTGCTAATGTTGGTTTCACAATCACTGAAAAGATTGTAACACCAGAAGAAGACGCTAGTTTATATGATAATTCTATTGGTTCTTCTAACCATACTGCTCCAGGTGCCCATAGATTAAACATTTCACTTACACTTAAGAAATTTGCTAGAAGTGAAACAACTGATAAGAACTTTATTCAACTTATCACTACTTACAAAGGTTCTGTACAGAAGAAAGTCAGTCCAACTAATTACAGTTTAATTGAATCAACTCTTGCTAGAAGAACATTTGACGAGAGTGGTGATTATGTTGTAGATAACTTTTCTGTTGATATTAGAGAATATGCACAAAAAGATCGTAATGGTGGATTATACAGAGAAGATGAGTTTAATTTATACAATGGATTAACAGAGGGTGAAGCAGATAGAAAGATGATTGCTAGCCTTGGTTTAGGTAAAGCATATATTAGAGGGTATGAAATTGTCAATAAAGAGACAAAGTATATTGAAATTAATAAAGCAAGAGAAAGTTTAAGTAGTGAAAATGTAAGGGTCAAAACAAAATCTCTCCCAACATATTCAATTACCAATGTATATGGTAGTGTTCCTTTAAACAAAGAGGGTGCAGATCTTACTGCGTATCCGTATGTTAATTTGTATTCTGTTGCTAACGATGGTTCTATTGGTAGCAATAATACTGAAGATGATGCTGCTCATCGTCAGACTATCAGCAGAAGAGGTGAAATTTTCTCTTCCGATGACGCAGTAAAGACTATTACATTGGATATTGACAATCTTACTAATGTTCTCGCTGGTCTCACTGATTCTAATTTTGAGACTCTTCTTGGTACTCTATATTTTGTAAAGACTAGAAACGATGCTGGTACTGCAACATCTACTGGGACAGTTAAGTCACTGGCATATGCTAAGGTAAACAAACCTCTTCTTAATTCTAGTCAAAGTTATCAGTATCTAGAACTAACCATCTCTGGTAAGAAGGATGATATAGAACTTTTGATGGTTGAATATGATCTTGGAGATGGTGGTAAGCAAAGAAGATTATTTTTAACAGATGCAGACGCATCTTCAGATGCTAATTCGTATGGTTATATTGTGGATTATGGTGAAACAATAACACCTTTAATTGGTAGAGCAAAACCAAATAACTTCTTTTTAAAGAAGAGAGCATCTGGTTTTAATGCAGATAGAGATATTATTCTCTCACGTGGTCGCCTTGCTGGTGGTGAAGACTCATATAATGGTATCTTTGGTTTATCATACTTTGACCCAGAATTTTTTACTAAAATTATTCTAGATGTAGCACCTATTTCAGGAGGATTTGGTATTGGTAAATATGTCTTTGGTCTAGAAAGTGGTGCATATGGTGTAGTAGAAGGTGGTCCTTCAGGTGTATACTCTGTAGGTAGAATCTTATATGTTAAAACTCTATCTGGAAGATTTAAGTCTGGCGAGACAATTAGAGATGAAGATTCTATAACTTCAAAGATTGCTAAAGATAATACCATTTCACATTTTATTGTTCACAATCCTGGTTTAGGATATCCAGATAATCCTACTCTACTTATTAATGGTGTTGAGTTTGATACTTCAGTTGTTGAATTATTTAAATTAGGTAGTGGAGCATTTTATAGATGCTTAGTTAATAATACTAGTGCTCTTTCTGCAACAGAATATGCAACACCACCTGCAATTACAGTTAAAGTTCCTACTGGTTCATCAAGTCCTTCTATTGCTGCTGTTATTTTGCCTGTAATGGTAAGAAATGCTGTAACAACATATGTACCACAGAATACTAAGTCACTTGGTGCTGAGTATGGTTCTGGTAATGAAAACGTTTTTACTGCTGATGTAGTTACTAATGATCAAGAGTTTGCAGAAATTAAGTCTGTTACTGACTTTACATTCTTTGGAAATAGAGGATATAACTTTATTGAATCTACAAGTTTTAATGCTGATGCAAGTCTATTACTACAACAAGGAGATGTTGTTCAGTTTTCCACTTCAGATAATCAAATTGTAACTTCTGTTGTTCAATATGCAACAATAAAGGAAGGAACATCTAAGACTAGAGTTTATTTGGATAGTGTATTACCTGATGATGTTGTAAACACTAGTATTACTAGATTACGTCCTAGAGTTGAAAATTCAAATCAAGGAACATTAATATTTCCAACAGGTAGTCGTCAGATTAAAAAAATCTCTAAGAATGCTGAAGAAACTGGTATCAAGTATTTCTTCCGTAGAGATTTTGTAACTACAGCAGCAACTTCTGGTGGTATTATTACCTTTGCTGCACAACTATCATTTGGTACACAAAGATTTGCTGCATATACTGAAGAGAATTATATTATTACAGTTCTGGATGCAGGTGATGCACCTAACATTGTTAAAGGTGATATTGTATACGTTGATAAAGATGCAATAACCATTACATCTTCCACTGATACTGCTAGTGGATTGACTGCTGGTTCTATTAGTTTAGAGTTACCATCAACTTACTTTGGTACTATTCCTTCTAATGGAACATTCCCTAAACTTAAGTTGACAGCAACTCTAGAAGTTGAGAATGCAAAACCAAGAATTAAAACTTCTGTTGAGAGGAGAAGAATTGTTGTTACTTCATCTGGTGATAGAGTTATTCCATTCAGAGGATCAAACTATGATAATGAGGTTGTAGAAGTTCTATCATATTCTGATGCATACAAATTACTTTATGTTTATGAAGGTAGTGCAACTCAACCACCTACTGTTGATACTGCAGGTAATCTAATTGAAGGTACTGATGTTAGTGATAGATTTACATTTGACAATGGTCAAAGAGATACTGTTTATGATGTATCCAGACTTGTTCTTAAACCAGGAGCAACTCAAACATCTGGTCAATTAATTATTGCATTTGATTATTTTGAGCATTCTCAAGGTGACTTCTGTACTATTGATAGTTACATTCACGAAGCAGGTGTTACTGAAAGTGAAATTGGTTCATTTGATTCATCTGTACTTGGAAGAGTTAATCTTAAGAACGTTCTTGACTTTAGACCTAAAGTAGACACTAATACAACTGTTGCTGGTTTCCAAGATGAGTCTTCATTATCTGTTACTACTAGTAGTTTTGCTGGTGCTGGTGCTATTCTTGCTGCGTCACCTGCATCTGATTCTAATTTAGAATATACTTTAGCATTCAGTCAGATTCAATACCTTGATAGAATTGATGGAGTATTCCTTAATAAGAATGGTAAGTTTATTGTTAAAGAAGGTAACTCATCTCTCAATCCATCTAAACCAGATCCAGTTGATGATGCAATTCCTTTATTCTATGCGTATATTCCAGCATTTACTGGTGATAGTAAAGATGTAAGAATTACTCCAGTTGACAATCGTCGTTATACAATGCGTGACATTGGTAAATTGGAGAAACGTATTGAAAGACTTGAGTATTATACTACACTTAGCATCCTAGAGCAACAAGCTCTTAATATGCAAGTTAAGGATGATATTGGTCTCGATAGATTTAAGTCTGGATTCTTAGTTGATAATTTTGAAGCACATAGAAGTGGTAACTTAGGATCACTAGATTATCAATGTGCTATTGATTCACAACAATCAGTTTTACGCCCACAATCTAGAGAAGATTCATTATTCCTTAAAGAGATCAATGTCAGAGATGATCAGAGATTTGTTTCTGGATATAAAAATTCAAATGGTGTTGTTACACTACCATTTAATAACCTAACTTTATTGGGTAATACTGCTGCATCAAAGACACTTAATCCAAATCCATTTGTTGTTCTGCAATATGTTGGTGATGCTAATATTTCTCCAAGTATTGATCAATGGTATGATCAACATACAGAACCTCTAATTGTTGATACTAATACTGATCTTTATAAAATTTTCTTAGCAAAAGTTGATGTAAAAGAAAGTTTTTCTTCTTTACATAACTCATTCGTTGTAAACTGGGTTGGTTCTTCTCCATCATTTACATCTATTAATTCACTTGGTGATGATAATAGAGAAGCAGCAAAGACTTCTGTAGTTGCTGCAGCAGTTAATAGTTCTTCTAATATTAGTCCACAAAATAATGATGTTGCTAAGGGTGTTCAGTCTAAAACTGTAAGAGGAAATAGTGTTTCTTCTGCATTACAATTCTTTGCTAGAAGTGTACCTATCAAGTTTGTTGTTGAGAGGATGAAGCCAAATACTACTGTCTCTGTATTCTTAGAAGGTAGAGATATTAGTCGTTGGGTAAATCCTGATATTCGTTTTACTGGAGTTGCAGGTAATTCACCTTCTGCATTTAATGGAAAAGTAACTACTGACTCTGACGGTAATGCTAGTGGTACAATTGTACTACCTGCAGGTATGCCACCATTAGAAAATGCTACTTGGACTGGTGATGTAAACACAATAAACTATGATGATACTGCAGAAGAACTTAGAGTTTCTACTGGTATCAAAACTTTCAGATTTACATCTAGTTCAACTGATGAAGATAAATTAACAGTTGATACTTATGCTGAGGTTAAGTATTATGCAACTGGTGTTCTTCCTGAGAACCCTGTCAGCATTATATCAACAAAACCATCATTCTTCAAAGCAAATGAAGGTGTTCAATTTGTTGATAGTAATACTGATAACCCAGTAAGACCTAATCCACTTGCTCAAACATTTAAAATTGAGAACTATGACGGTGGTATTTTTACTACTGGTGTTGATCTTTATGTTAGTAAGAAAAGTAGTAGTATTCCCATAAAAGTATATCTAACAAATGTAGAATCTGATAAACCTGGTAAACATATTATTTCTGGAACAGAGAAAGTTCTTTCTCCATCTACATTACTTAAGTTCTATTCTAATGGTAACGTATATGTAACCAAAGGTGAAATGGTAACTGGAGCAACTTCTGCTGCTAGTGGTCCTGTTAATAAAATTATTGATAAAAATGGTGTTGATCTAGTGGCATCCTCTTCTGGTAAGTTTCTTCTTACTAATGAGCAGGTATATACTTTAGTTCTTAGCAACCATAATGGTCGTTCATTTAATCAGAACGAAGATCTAATTGTACCATCAATTACTTTAGCAAATAATACTGAAGGTACTGCTGGAAGATTAACTATTGCTAAAGATAGTGGTAAAGTTTCTGCTATTAAAATTTCAAATGTTGGTGCTAACTACGACAATGCAATTGTTACTATTGAAAGTCCACAGTTACCTGGTGGTTCTGTTGCTACAACTAGAGTTGAAGTTTCTGAAGGAAAGATTTATAATGCTGAGATTTCACTGAGTGGTTTCGGATATACTGAACCACCTTCTGTAGTTATCAAAGGAATTGGTAATGGTAGTGGTGGTGCTGTTCTTGAGACTCAAATTGAGATTGATACACCTGCTGTTAGAATGGGTGTTGCAACTGATCAAGAAGGTATTACTAATTCTACAATTCCATCATACTTTGAGTTTGATCATCCTGTATATCTACAGAATGATACTGAATATGCACTTGCTGTTGAAACTGATTCAACTGACTATGAACTATGGGCATCAAAACTTGGTGAAATTGATATCTCAACAAGTACGGTCATCACAACCCAACCATCACTAGGTTCGGTTTACCGATCACAAAATGTTGACAACTGGACAGAAGATAATTTTGAAGATCTTAAGTTTACTTTATATCGTGCTGAATTTGATATTTCCAGAACTGCAATTTTAGAATTAACAAATGAATCACTTGGTTATGATCTTTTAGGTAAGAATCCATTTGAGACTAATGCTAGTGCTAATACTCAAGCAACATCTAAGTTATTTGGTAATAACAATGCAATAGTTAATGTTACACATAAAGATCATGGATTTGAAACTTCTGGTAAATCTTATGTTTTCTTCAAACAAGCATTGGAAAATGGTGGAGTAACATCTGATATTTTGAATAGTTCACTATTCCAGATTAAAAACTCTGGTATTGATTCTTATAATATAACTTCGTCTATTCCATCTTCAGGTTCTGGAACTGGTGGTGGTACACAAGCATATGCTTCATATAATAGAAAGTTTGAACTTCTTTATCCACAAGTTCAATACTTGACATTTACTAGTACAAAACTACTATCAGAAG